TGGCCGCTTAATGCTTCTTGTGCGCGGTGCATGCTTAACATATCGTTTAGGGTGATTTTTTTAATACGTTCAAATTCATCCTTACTGGCAATATCACCAACAGGAATAATTTTAATTGCCTTTTCAGCATCCCCTTTAGGGCTGCGATTATTAATAAATAAACTTTGAAAATTACCCACACCTTTACTGGCTGTAATCGCATTCTTTAAATCGTTTTCATCCTGAACACTTAATGAAGGATCAGCCATAGAAAATACAAACCCCATGTGTGAGCCATTTTTAAAATAGCGGCGTCTAAATAGCGTGGCATCTTCATTTAATAACGCACTTTGAATACCGCCATAATATTGCGGTATGCCATATATACCTTGAGCGGGGTCATATTCTTTAATATGTAATACTTCACCTTTTTTAAAATATAAAACGTTACCATTACTTTTTAATTGCGCATATACGCCAAGCGTATTGGTATAACGCATTGTCATAGCGGGTAAGTGTTTAAGTTTTATGATTTGGCCAAATACATTTCTAATGATATGCAAATAACTATTAGCCGCCCAACAGTAATCAAAAGCGAATTTTTTTAAGGTTTTACGGGTTAAAATAGCGGTAGGTTTAAACCATTTCATGATCATGTTGCGTTTAAAAAACAAAATAGGTGCGTGTTGGGCGTTAACATGCAGTAATTTATATAAGCCGTGTAAACTGACTGGTGGCGCATAAATACCGTTCATATCTGCAAACACACCAATGTAATTGGTTAACCGGTTATCTAAGCAGGGTTCGGGATCGCCAAAACGAAAACTACTCACACCCGTAGATTGTTTGGCATAGTTTGGCTTATCACCAGAGGTGACTTTTATTCGTGGTAAATTCATTATGCGACTTTTAATCCTATTGTTGTTTGTGAGCTATGGCTATCACCGCTTAACGGCTCGTAAATCATGGCGTGCATAATTGCCCAAGCAATATCAGCATGGCCGGTTGATGCAGTGCGATTGGTGGCGTAAGTGATTTGATCACCCACTACTTTTTTACGAATATTTATAAAGGAGGCGGCAACGGTTACGGCGGCTTCATCAAATTCAAAGCGTTTGTTGTTTATTACATTACTGGCTTTTATAACCAGTTTGTTTTTAATAATTGGGTTGTAATGTATTGGCATGGCCATTGGATAAAAATTTTGTATGAGATCAAATACCCCGTAACCAATACCTGTGGTATCAACGCCGATATGTTGCACATTATATTTTATGGTTAATTCTTTAATGGCGTTGGCCATTACCTCAAAGTTATTGCCGGTTAAATCGAGTGTTTCTAATAATCTGAATTTTTCTCCTGGTACCAGTGGGCAACTTAAAACAACAACCGTTGCTTTATCTATTGTGCGGGCAGGATCAAAACCAATTAATACCGGTTTCATGGCAAATGGCCGTTCCCATTCTTTATTAAAGTCTTTCCATTTTTCGCTATTACCAATACAGGCCATGAGCTCTTTCATGCTAAATGCTGAATGCGCATCATCTATAAACTTACCCATAAACAAATTATTAAATTCATCTTTAGAGTATTCTTTTTTAAGCAATTCAATATTAATGCGGTCAAAGCCTGATTTGACCACATCAACTACATTGAGCATTTGCCTGTAAATACCATCATCACAAACACGGCCATCTTTTAAATTTTGATAGCTTATATCTATCTCAAATGCGGGGTCGTTACAGGCCATCGTTTTTTTAAACCATTTACCTGTCCATAATTCATAGGCTTCATGGCTGGTAACTGAAGGGGTACTAAAATAGGTAATACGGTATTTTTTATGTGTGGCCATCGCTTGTGCTAAACCACGTAATTCTTTAAATTTGGGGATCCAAAAAACTTCATCAACATATAAATCACCGCTTGCCGATTGTGCTGTACGGGCATTGGTTGATTTAAAATATAAAGTGGCGGTTTTACCATCAGCCAAAGTAAGGGCCAAAGGCGAACCCGATAAATCCACATCAAAGTGCTCTTTACATAAAGCGACAATGTTGGCTTTAAATATTTCAGCTTGATCCCGTGAAGCAGATATAAATATTTTGTTATTGCCATTTACTACCGCATCATAAAAAGCTTCAAAACTAAAATAAAAAGTTGCGCCTATTTGCCTGGGCTTTAATAAAAAGCGGGTCCGGTGGTCTTGGTTATCAAACCAATGCATTTGGTGCGGATATAAAAGCTTTTCTTTTAACTCGTCTAACATTTCTTTTGTTATGCCAGAGCAGTCATTTTTTACTTTCTTTTTACGTTTCTTTTTATGATTACCTGAGTCGTTATTAGTTGAATGGTCTTGATTATGCGCTTGTTGTTTTTTGGCAGGGGCAAACTTACTTTGATTTAATACCGCTAAGTTTTTACATAAACAATCTAACTCTTTTAAGTCTTTATCTGTTTTATCTTCTTTTTCAGTTAATAAATTAATACGTCTACTAATACGGGTTTCGGCATCCATTACTGGGCATAACTCAATCCAATTATTTTCATCAGCCCAACGGCGCAATTGGCGTGCACTTGGCATACCGTCTAACTCTGCAATTTCATCAAATGTAAAACCACCATAAACAAAATGTTCACGCGCTGTTTTAACAATTGATGGACCGTATTTAACTTTCATAAACCACTAAATAAATATACTGAATAACGCGAGTTTATATATAAAAAAGGCGAATTCGTGACTTAGTGTTTTGCTTATTTCCTATAACTAAAATATAGGAATTTCAAATAATTAAAGCGGTGGATTGATTAAATAAAGTGGGTGAAACTCAAGTTCTCAAATATAACGCAATTGAATAACTCGCGTAATAAAACTTTATTTATGGTGCATCAATGACGCATTTAAGAACAACACCTTTAGCTATCGCTGCGGTCGGTTTAACAGTTGATGGCAGAGAAATATCAGAAAAAGATATTGATGACATTGTTGCGACTTATAACTACAAAAAATACGGCGCCCGTATCAACTTTAATCATGCTGGTGATTGGTCAGGTTGGGAGGCAAAACAGTTACAAAATATCAATCTTAACGGCGGTATGTTAGGCGATGTTTTAGAAGTATCAACAGACATTAATGACGATGGTGTAAAAGTGCTGTTAGCGGTACTTTCGCCAAATGCGTCATTTGTAGCGCTCAATCAAGCTGATCAAGCGGTTTATTTCAGCATAGAAATCAATCGTAATTTTATGAATACAGAGCAAAGCTATTTAGTTGGTTTAGCGGTAACAGATAAACCCGCAAGCACCTATACACACCGTTGTAAATTTAGTGAAGAACAACCTCAAACAGTACAGAGTAAGGGCGACACGGATGTCACTTTTTTAAAGGTTGAACTTGGCGACCTTAAAAAGCCAAAAAAAAGCATTTTTAAAAACCTATTCAACCTTAAAAAGGACGATGAAATGAAACCAGAAGATTTAGCCAAAGCGTTACAAGAATCGCTCGGCACACCTTTAGCCCAATTTAGCCAGGCATTAACAGATAATACTGAAGCCACACATAAGTTACTTGAAAAACACAGTCAGCAACAACCAGGTGATAACAACACAGATGGTAATGGTTCAGATAACTTATCAAATGAAAGTCCTGAAAAAGAAGCTTTTAAAGGTGAGCAAAAACAAGCATTTGATGAAGTAACAAACAAGGTTGATGGCTTGCAACAAGGCATTAATGATTTAACCAAAGAATTTAAAAAAGCGTTAGGCTCGCCAGCCGATGATACAAGCGACAGCGAAGAAAACCCCAAAGGTGAAAACGATAAGTACGCAAATTTACTGTAAATAAAATTCAGTGAACAATATAAATTAATTCGAGATTTAGAACATGAAAACAACAACGAAACTTTTATTTACCGCCGTACTTGCAGGTTTAGCCACTAATTACGGTGTTGCATCAATGTCAGAGCAATTTGCCGTTGAGCCCACAATTGAACAAAAGCTATATGATCAGGTTTATGAAAGCGCTGAATTTTTACAGCAAATCGATACTCAAATGGTTGATGATCTGGTTGGTAGCTCACTGACATTAGGTGTGTCAGGTGGCGTGACGGGTCGTGCGGGTGTTGAAACAGACTCATCAAAAGAGCGCCAAACTAAAGACCCATCTGGTTTAACTGACCGTGAATATCGCTGTTACCCCGTTGAATGTGATGTGCATATTACGTGGCAAAAAATGGATATGTGGGCCAAGTTTCCCGATTTTCATAGGCGTTTTCGCAACCATGTACGCATGGCCGTCGCATTAGATATTATTAAAATTGGTTGGAATGGTACGACTGCAGCCAATGTAACAGACTTGGCAAGTAATCCATTACTTCAAGATGTCAATATTGGTTGGTTACAACTTGTTCGCCGTGATGCACCAGAGCGTGCAATGAGTGATGGTGAACAAAAAGAAGGTGAAATTCATATTGGCGAAGGTGGCGACTATGCAAATTTAGATAGTGCGGTTCACGACCTATTACAAGCCATACCAGAGCATAAGCGCATGGGCATGGTTGCTATTATTGGTACTGATTTACTTGCTAAAGAAAAAGGCAAGTTATACGCAAAACAAGCACACACCCCAAGTGAAAAAGAAAAGTTAGAGCTTGAACAAATTATTGAAACCTATGGAGGCTTAAAGGCTTATAAAGTACCGTTTTTCCCATCTAAAGGCATTATGGTAACAAGCCTTGATAACCTAGCGCATATTATTCAAACCGGCTCAACCCGTACACATGTTGAAGACAACCACAAAAAGAAACGTGTTGAAGACTACCAATCACGTAACGACTGTTACTACATCAATGATTTAGACCGTATTGTATTTTTTGAAGCATCAGCGGTTAAAACTGAGCGTGTAAAAGATCCCGCTGTAGCAGCGCAAGATTTTGATACAGACAATCCAGCGCATTGGATTTGGTCCTAATTTCCTTGGTACATGAAGCACGAGCTACCACAGCAATGTGGTAGCTATTTAAAAAATTGATAGAGGGTATTTTGACATGAGTTTAGTCGCCAAACGTTTAGCAAAAGCTGCTGCTTTAAGAGCAGAGCAAAAGCAACAAACCGAGCAACAAGCAGTACAAGCAAAAGTAATGGGAGTTGATATGGCAAAAGGTGCTGATCACAGTACTTCTTTTACCGTTACAAGTGCTGAACGTCCACCAAATATGATGCAATTTGATTTATTAAAAGTTGCTATGGAAGCAGATTTAGGTCAACTCAAAAAATTCTCAGATATAGAAAGAAAAGCAGAATATAAAAGTGATGCGTTAACAAAAAACGACTATTTAGCGTATTTAAATACTTACCGTAAAAGCGGTGCCAATCACCCAAATATCGTTTTAGCTTGGGTATTTATTTGGTTAATAGATTTAAAACGTTGGTCACAAGCCCTTGAATGGTTGCCTTTATTAATTGCGCAACAACAACCGTTACCAAAGCGGTTTAAGCGTAAACATTGAGGGGAGTTAGTGATTGATGAACTTTACGATTTAGGCTTAAAACACCTAGAAAATGAACTATCAACGCAAGACGAGTTAAGGCAAACACTGAGCTATTTTAATGTTGTTATTAGCCAGTTTGATAAAAATAACTGGGATATAAACCAAGTATGCCAAGGTAAGTTATTTGGTTTAGCTGGCAAGCTAGAAGAGAAGAACCTAAACGCTGGCAATGCCTTATTCAATTACCTAAAAGCACAAAAGTTAAATGAAGGTGCGGGTGTAAAAAAGAACGCCAGAACCTTAGCTGAAAAGCTAGGTATCGAAATAGACATTTAATTTTATAGAAACGACTCTATCGCCGGTGGGCACATAGCACAAAGTTATTTCATTGAATTGCTTTTAACTTTAATGCTATTGGCGCCCACACCCAAATTATAAAACAGGTGAAGTATGAATTTATCAGGCATGCCACAAGCAGAACCCACAACTAACATAATCACTAATGATGGTTTTTATCCTGATTTAGATACTGCTGAATTAGTGAGTGGCTATGCCATTGCCACTGAATATGGCGCAAATGAGCAATTGCTTGTTAATACCTTGATCACCGCTATGGGTGAAATTAATCGTTTATTAAGTAATTACAAAGCCGCGAACTGGTACCAGGCAACAAAGCTTACTGATGTTTCAAGCACCATTATTGGTGGTAAAAGTTTAATTGAATCTTTTTATAAACGCGCCGTTTTTTGTAATGTCAAATCACATTTACTCATTAGTAAATTAAGCCAAACACATAGAGATAAAAGCGCAGCACAACAATTAAGTGCAACAGACAATCAAGACTATTGGTTAATGCAATCAGATCATGCATTACGCCAAATATTAGGCGTTAGTCAAAAAACCACCATCAGTTTGGTTTAGCCATTATGAGCCAAAGCAAATTACAAAAGCTCACAGCATATTTAATTGATGCCAGGTACCAAGGGCGTAAATTAGCCGAGCCTGCACAGTTTGTTGCTCAAATAGAGGGAGGGCGGATAGAACCTGCAAGTAAAAAAATAAACAGTACTGGAATATTAGCAGCTCGTTTTTATTACAGCGGGGTAATTAGTATTAGCCCTTGTTATGCACCTGCTGAGTTAATTAGTGCCTATATTAGTTTTTGGCTACAAGAGCATGCTGATAAACATGATAGTTCAGAGGTGGAATTTAATGTTGATCAAATAGATGACAAAGCTAAAGAAGTTGAATTAGTAATAGAAATATTTAATGAAGATATTGAGTTGGTTGAATCTGCAAACGGCCCATTTATTTTAAATAGTAAGCGGTATGACTTTGGCGAGCAAAGTCTTTGGGTAGCTGAAAGCTTCACATTACAAGAAGATATCACAAATGCTTAAATTTGAATTAGATACAGATGAAGCGCTACAGCAGTTGGGGTTATTAACATTACCAGCTAAAAAGCGGCAGCAAATATTAAGAAAGGCGGGCAGAAGATTTAGACAGAACTCTTTAAACCGCGTTAAAGATAAAAAAAATGTTGATGGTACAGCGTGGAAAAGTAGTAATTCAAAAAAACTGTTTAAAAAATTAAAGCAGAAAAAGAGTACTTATATCAAAACTACTCCCAATAGTGTCGAAATAGGGTTTAAGCGACAACGTTGGGGAAAGCTTGCAAGAGCGCATGCGATTGGATTAGAAGATGAATACTCTGTAGCAGAATCAAAAAAAAAGCTGAAAAAAGCAAAAAAACCTGATTATAAAGCGCCAGCAACAAGATCTCAGGCCAAAGAGTTAAATCGTTTGGGCTTTAAATGGTGGAATAAAAACACAAAAAAATATAAATCAATTTCTCAAAAAAGAATATCAGAGCTATTCACAGTTGCCCAAGCAGGGATAGTGATAAAGCTTTTACGTCCAAGCAAAAAAAATAATAAAGAAACATGGAATATAAAGCGGCCAAAGCGTGAGTTATTAGGCAATACGAAAAAAGAAACAAGAGTCACACGGCAACAAATTTTAGATGACGCTTTAAAAATCTTTTAATACATAAGTTTAAAAAGGAAAGAAACATGGCACAAGGTAAGGTCAGTGTTGCCTCGTTAAATACAGGCAATGGCGCAACCAAAGCAGTTGAACGCTCAATATTAATGATTGGCGTAGGCACAGAGAATTTACAACAAATAGTCGCAATTAATGCACAGTCTGATTTTGACACTTTAATAAGTAGTGCAGATTCAGAACTTAAAACGCAATTAAATGCTTGGCTTAGAAATGGTGATGATTTGGTGTCTGGTTGGGCTATTCCAATTACGGCAGGTGATAACATTTTAGGTTTAATTGATACCGCTATGGACCAAGATATTAGCCCTGAAATTATTGTTATTTGTTCGCCCGTAACCGGCAAAGCAGACGTTGAAGCGTATCAAGCAAAAATGCAAAGTATTTTATCAAGCCATGCGCGAAGAGTACGTTTATTAGTTGCGGCACCAGGTTGTGATCCTACCGCAGATACAGGCCAAACATGGGCAGCACATTTAGCCGCAGTACAACCCTTAGTTGATGGTGTGGTTGCTGATCGTGTTGCCGTTATACCGTCACTTTATGGTGACGAACTTGGCGCAGTAGCTGGGCGTTTATGTAAAAGCTCAATCACCATTGCAGATAGCCCAATGCGCGTACAAACAGGTGCATTATCTTTATCACCGTCACCTGTCGATAAATTAGGTTTACCACTTACAAGCGCTGTTACAGCGGCACTCGATAACATTCGTTTTAGTTGTACGCAGTTTTACCCTGATTTTGATGGTATCTATTTTGGTGATGTAAACATGCTAGATGCCCAAGGCGGCGATTTTCAAAAAATTGAAACGGGCCGTGTTGTTGATATGGCCGCACGCCAAGTACGCATTAAAGCGATATACCAAATTAAAAACAGGCGTTTAAATAACTCAGCCAATGGCACTGCCTTTGGTAAAAGCGTATTAGGTAAACCGCTCAGAGATATGGCCAAAAGTACCAATATTGGCAGTAATAAATTCCCTGGTTTAATTCGTGAGCCCAAAGACGATTCAATTAGCTTAACGTTTACTAGCGCAACACAATTAAACGTACTTATGAAAGTACAGCCAATCGATTCACCAAGTACGATTTTGGTGGGTATTCAATTAGACAATGCCGAATAACAGGCTGAATAAGGAGTAATGTATGTCAGTTAAAGCATTAGGCGGTAAAGATTTTGACGTAAACATAGGTGATAGCCTTGTTCACGTAATTGACGCATCGGTAAAAATTACTGATGGCCGTAAGGTTAAAACGGTTCGTGGTATTCCAGTTGGCTTTATTGATGGTCCGGTCAGTGCTGAAGCGACAATTAAACTTGATCACGAAAACTATTTATTGGTTGAAGCACAGGCAAAACAAGCGGGTAGCTGGAAAGGCATTGAACCCTTTGATATTTCGTTTATGGCCGAAGTGACAGCGGGTTCAAAAAACATTGAAGTATTTGGTGCTTTACCTCAGCTAGATGAAATCTTAAATATGAAAGCCGAAGGGGGCGAAGAAGATACCACAACCATTAAGTGCATTGTTACATCAAAAGACTTTATCAAAATTAATGGTGTACCTTATTTAACATCTGATGAAGTAAGAGACTTGTAATGAAAAGCTTAACACCCGTTAAGTTATTAGCAGCGCTTAAGCGTTGCCAATATCACGTATTTGAGGGTGAGCTCAACCTTAATTTAATTGGTATTCGTCATACCAATACCAGCGCTAATACGTTTAATGATGCATTCGTTGCACTGTATCAAGTGAATGGCCAATGGCAGTTAGCACAATTTAAATGCACAACTGATCCAGGTGTTTATTATCGTAATAATCCATTAAATATTGATGGCACCGCAATTGTGGTACCTATGCAACATCGTAGTTTATGGACCTTTGGTTATCACCAAGGCAAATATCCTGCATTAGTACAAAACAAACCGATCACCGTATTTCGTGATGCGAATAAGGATAACGAATTAAACACGGACGTTGCCCTTACAAATCAGCAAACCGGATACTTTGGCATTAATTGTCACCGTGCAAGTAGCAAGCATGAATCACAGCAAGTTGATAAATGGTCTGCAGGTTGCCAAGTGTTAGCGAACCCCAAAGATTTTGAAAAACTCATGTCACTTTGCAAGCAATCAAGTCAGCAATGGGGCAATACCTTTACATATACCTTGTTAGAGCAAACAGCTTTAACAACCAAAAATAGTGAGTAAATAACATGGCTTCAGAGCAAAAAATTGAATTAGAAGTAGGCGACCAAGAATTTGAATTTAACGTAAATCTTACTGCATATAACAAGTTTTTAAATGGGTCATCACAAGGCGTTAAAACTCAAGGTGCACATAATTTTTTAATGGCAGTTGTAAGCGATAAACATAAAACAGCATTAAAAGCGTTTTTACAACAACCTGGTGCACCGCTTCATTTAGTGGGCGCAGTAATCGAAGAGTATCAACCTGAGTTTAATATTTCAGTAAAAAAATCGAACAGCGGGCAAAACAAATAAGCAAAAATCGCTTAGATCAATTGCTCGCTTATCAACTTAAGTGGTTGCCTCATAGTGAGGCCACTACACAAACATTAGCCCAAGCATTATTTTTAGAAAACGACAACTTAGAGCAACAAAAAATAGCAATATGTAATGGTATTGCTTTGGCTCTAGGTGGCGATTAATAAAGGGAAACCTCAATAAAATGAGTGCACTTAGTAAATTAGAAAAACTCATGTATACGATTGGTGTAGTTGATAAAGCAACTGGTCCGGTTAATAAAATCATGGGTAAAATTAATCAACTAAGTGAGCAAACACGCACAGCGCAAGACCAAATCATGCGCGGCTTTATTACAGCGGGTTCAAGTGGTTTAGCCCTGGCTAATTCACTGTCACCCGCAATAGATCACGTTGCAGCACTTGGCGAAGTACAAAGCTTAGGTGTTGCAGATGAAGCCTTAAGTAAACTTACAAAAACCTCTTTTGAATTTAGCGCACAATTTGGTGGTAACTCCGCTGAATTTGTACGCTCAGCCTATGATATTCAATCGGCTATTTCGGGTTTAGAAGGGGTTGAGCTATCCGCCTTTACTAAAGCTTCAAATATTTTAGCGGTAGCCACCAAAGCAGATGCCAGCACAATAACCAGTTATATGGGCACTATGTACGGCATATTTGAGCAAACAGCCAATAAAATGGGCAAATCTGACTGGGTTAACCAAATTGCAGGGCAAACCGCCAAAGCCGTTCAAATGTATAAAACCACAGGTTCAGAGATGCAAGCGGCTTTTAGCGCTTTAGGTGCCAAAGCCACCATGCGCGGTGCAAACTCCGCACAGCAAATGGCGGTGTTAGGTGAGTTACAATTAGTTTTAAAGTCGGGCTCGGTAGCGGGTACCAATTACGCCAGTTTTATAGATGGCATAGGCAAAGCTGAAAAAGCGCTAAATATATCTCTTACTGATAAAAATGGTGACATGCTTGGCATGGATACGATGTTAGGGCGAATTAATGACAAATTAAAAGGCATAGGCAGCATAGCCAAAGGCGATATTTTAAATCAAGCATTTGGCTCAAAAACGGCGGCCTCAGTGGTTGATATTCTCAGCACAAAAGTAAATAAATTAACAACGGGCACAGATGAACTAAATAATGTATCTGATGCCAGTAAAGCCATTGAAATGGCCAATATTATTGCAAGCCCTTGGGATAGGTTAAGCGGTACATTTAACGCAGCTGCAACGGCAATGGGCCAACGACTATTACCTGTTGTTGAACCCTTTATAGAAATGTTAGCAACGGCCTTTAATGGTGTGGTTAATTTAACTGAGCAATTCCCTATTTTATCGTCTGTTATTGCCACCGTTGTTGTGAGTATCGTGGCGTTAATTACCGTATTTGGCTTAGTGACTATGAGCATGGGAATTTATCGTTATGCCATGATCACATTAAGCGCCACCACCTCAATATTAAGTAATGTAACTAAAGTATGGACCGCTGCAATTTGGCTGCAAGGAAAAGCATTAGCTGCAGCAAAGTGGGCTGCAATGACATATCAGCAAGCACTTTTTATCACTGGTGTTGCGATGTCTCACATTAAAAATATGGGATTCATTGGCATATTAAACATGATCACACAAAAAACGAAATCCGCAGCTTTGGCTACTTTTAATTACAATAAAGCGATGGTTTTTGTAAAAACTAATTGGGCAGCGTTCTCGGCATTAGTAGAAAGTAGCGGTAGTGTTTTTGCTGCACTAAAAGTTGTTTTTATGAGTGCAGCTCGCTCAGTTATGGCATTTAACAGTGCATTGCTAATAAATCCAATAGGTTGGATTGTAGCGGGTGTTATTTTATTAGCTGTTGTAATTTATAAATTTTGGCAGCCAATTAAAGCGTTTATGAGCGGTTTTTGGGAAGGGTTTAAACATGGTTTTACTCCTGTTATAGATATTTTCTCAGCGTTATTCAGTGCTTTTGGTTTTTTAGGTGATGTATTTTCAGCAGCTGGTAATGTTTTATCTTGGTTTGGTACGCAAATTGGCTTTACCTCAGAAACACTTGGAGGCTTCACCAATGCAGGAGTACTTTTTGGTGAAGTACTGGCGGCAGCATTCAGAATTGTATTATTTCCAGTTACCTCATTTATTAAGCTAGTAACATTTGCAATTAATTTACTGTCAGATTTAGGTAGTTGGGTAAAAGATTTATTTGGTTTTGGTGATGACATTAATATCACAACGAATAAAACCGTTGACCATGTTGTAACGGCACAAGGTCATAAATTGGTTAGAAATCGTGATATTGCAAATCAAACACGCAATAGCGAACTACACAGTAATAATGTCTCCAATACAGGGTCAAGCTTAATTAACAATCAACTTGCTGGTAATTCAATCGCATTCAATAGCAAAACACACTCAAATGTCATTGGTTTTAATAATCATAACTTGGTTAGTAAAAGTGATCTAACAACGCTGCAGTTAGTTAACAATAAAGCAAATAGCATGAGTACCAACAATACTATTGCACATAATAAAACTGACTTGGCAACGCTGCAGCTTGTGAGTAATAAAGTAAATAGCATAAGTAGCAATAATGCTATTTCAGATAATAAAGCAGAATTTGCAACGCTGCAGTTAGTGAATAATAAAGTAAATAGCATGAGTACCAACAATACTATTGCACATAATAAAACTGATCCAGTTTCCACTTATTCAAATGCATCATTAAACAATGTTTATGCACTAAATCAAAGCACTGAAAATATAGAACAGTATCAAAAAGATAATGAGAGCTTAGTGACTAATAGCAGCCGTAAAATTGAAAAATCAGCATTTTTACAGCAGTTAACAAGTAATAGCAGCAGTAATAACAAAACCAATAATAATACTGATAATTCTAAGCGTGTATTTATCGATAACTTAACCCTTAAATCTGATGATGTTGCCAATAGCTTTGAGCAGTTAATGGAGGTGGCAGGGTGATAAGTACATTAAATATTGATCTTAATATTCTGGATGGTGATTTATCACTAGATGATTTTTCAACACCAATGCAAGTCACAAACGCTAATGTAATAAGCCAAGACATTAAACATAGATTGATTGAAAGCGGTAAGTTACCGCCATTAATTGGCCTGAGAAATACCGATATTGTAAATAAAATTTTAACTGAAATAGAACTGATAGTTGAACAAGATACTCGCTTAGTTCCTGGCACAATAAAAATAACTTTAACGGGTACCGGCATTATTTCAGTTACGGCTCAAACGCAAGATTATGGAGTGGTAACAAATGGATTATAAGGCGTTATTTTTAACTGAGTTACAAAATGCAGGTATACCAACAACACAAACAGAAGTTGAAGCGGTTTGGGATACACATATAAAAAACTCTGATTTTGCAGTTAATAACCAAAGTCCGTTTAGCCCGTTTTTTAAATTACAAAAAGCATTAGTGTCTGATCCAGCAGTTAAATTAATAGATGCACTTGCAGAACATGTGATGCCAAATAGTTTTGTAATGTTAGCAACAGACGAATGGTTAATTAAACATGGCGAATCACGCAAAGTTGATAAGTTACCCGCAGTAAAAGCCGTGGGTAATATTAAAATTAGCCGTACAGACACCAGTATTGAACAAATATTAGCAAAGGGCACTGTAATTGAAAGCCTCCCGTTAAATGGTGTGGTTTATCGTGTAATAACAACATTAGATGTTGTTTTTTCAGTGGGAAGTAATGAGCAATTAGCGATTGTTGAAGCGCAGCAAACAGGCATAAATTATAACTTAGCAGCAGGATATTACGTGCGCTTAATTACCGATATTGAAGGGTTAACAGCCATCAATGAAAACACTTGGTTAATTACAGCGGGTCAAGATATTGAAAGCGATGAAAACTACCGTTTACGTATACGCGATGCGTTTGCAACTTTAGGTAATTATCATGTTGATGCGGTTTACCGTTCTATGATTTCAACCTTTCCAGGTATATCAGCCGATAATATTGCATTTGATAAAACCGCACCAAGGGGACCAGGTAGCGCAAATGTATATGTATATTTAGATGTAGGTGAAGTAAGCCAAGCGGTACTTGATGAAATTAATAACCATATTGCTGCAGGTAATCACGGCCATAGTGATGACTTATTAGTGTTTGCTATGCCTACGCAAAATGTAGATATCACAGCAACGCTTATTCAACACGCCAATACACCAGATAAAAAAGCAGAGATAGAACAATTTATAAAAGCTGCATTTAGACAAAATAATGCGTATCAACCCACGCGCTGCAAACCCAATGACTTATTTAGTTTTAGCCAATTAAAAACCGAACTGCATAACCAATTTAAAGAAATTAAAAGCATTCACTTTACTAATAGCGATATAACAAGCGCGGTATGGTTGCCTGTTATAAATAATTTAGTGATAAGTCGAGGTTAACGCATGGAGCAGCAAATAACACATATAGCGCCGCAATTACCCAATTGGTTACAAGGCCAAGACGTAACAGCCTTGGCTAAAGTAGCGCAAGCATTTTGGCAAAAAATAGAAAAAGATTTGTTTTGGTGGTTAGAGCAACAACATAGCGAAAACGCACAAGAGGCCATTTTAGATTTATTAGCATGGGAGCGGGGGATCACCCGTTTACCAAGTGAATCAATCTCGCTTTATGGTTTACGGGTAAAACATGCTTTTGCAAATGCCACAGATGCCGGTTACGGCTTAGGCATGGAGCACATATTTAAACGCTTAGGTTTTGGTTTTATAGAAATTAGCGAACGGCTACCAGGTTACGACTGGGATATGGTTGAAGTTGCCATGTTAGAAACTGAATTTGCAGGAAACGAAAACTTAGTAACAGAAGTAATAAAACAGTATGGCCGTACATGCCGCCGCTATTTTTTAACGGCGCTTGCTGCAGTTGATACAGTGGAAGCCATTGGCTTAGTTGAATTTGATAAGGAAGTAGTTGGATGAGCCAATTAAAAATAACCAATGCCGGGTTAACGTATAAAGACCTCGTATTCGCAGGGGCTGAAACCCAAAACATTACACATTTTATTTTTGCCAATATAGCCGGTTTAAATGAAGGTGATGTAATTGATCCAAACATGGCAATACCAACTAATGACATAGTGCATACACAACCAATTGACCGAGTATCGGCACTTGATGGTAATGCCGTAGTGATGAGTGCGGTGTTAGGTTATGACGTTGGCAACTTTGAATTTAATTGGTTTGGAGCAGTAGCAACCAAAGCCGACAACAGCCAAGTATTAATAGCAGTAGTGCAAACAGCATTACAAACAAAAACCAAAACAGTAGGCCCAAGTGTGGGTAATTACAGTGTTAAAAGCATTGTATGGCGCTCACAAAATATTGCAGATAATTTAAATGTCACTTTAAGCGCTTTGCCTTGGCAATTAAATGAGAGTGCTTTTGTTAGTAAAACAGATTTTGAAGCACATAATCATGATGCCGAATACTTAGCAATAACGGCACAAGCACAAAGTGCAAAAACAGCGGATAAGTTAGGTGAGTTGTTACCGTCTGATTTTGCTCAAACAGACCACAATCATGGAAATATTAGAGTTATCGATAGGTCTTATAGTGTTAGTAATACTGTTATAGAAAACTTAAAAAATATAGATGGTAATTTCTTTGGTGGTACCGCTTTAAGGGTTCGAGGTATAACAACAGGTACGGGTACTTTTAACACAGATTCTGAAGCTATTTTTTGGCATGATGGGGTCACGTGGAAAGTTAACCAAGTTTCAGGAATACAATCATCTAATTGTGTTGAATTTGTAATATTTAACGGTAAACCATCTGTTAAAACTGCCCACCCAAATAAATATCTTGTTAGAGTGCATCATGAAGAATATATACATTCTCAAAAAGCTTCGGGTGCATATTTTGGTTTAGGTCAGCAACTTAGCGTTGTTAATGGTCATTTTAAACACAATGGTTATAGAGTTTTTACTGAAGACTATTTACCTACTGCTTCAGAACTGGGCATAACCCCAGAAACAATAGGTGCGATAAGCGTTTCAAGCGGTGGAAACATAGCAATCGAAACAACAACTTACGGCTTA